CTCATCAGGGGCCCGTCGGCAGTGCACACAATCTGGAGAGGAATTCCTCTCTCCAATTCCATAGGAGGAGTAGTAGGCCTGTGTCTGAACAAAAGGTCCGATCACGAAAGTACGCACCTCGCGTACTAAGTGGAACTCGAACAGAGTTCTACAACGATAACGGGTCAAAACGATCCGAAAACGCCGTGACCGGAACGGATGTCACAGGGGCACAGATCACTGTGTCAACGGGTCACCGGTGGCCACCTCGCGAAAGCGGGTGGCATGGTGACATTGGTGGAGATTTTAGTTCCACCAAATATTACATGAAGAGCCCTACTAATCATGTCAGGGCTAAGGGTCGCGACAATATCGGTCTCACCGGTGAGCGAAAGCGCACCGAGTGGTATACCGGTCCTGTTGCTGCCTACCACGCTAGCCTCTATGGGATAGGAAACTATCCCAGTCCCAAGTCCAACGCGCCTGTTAATTCGGCGGTTGATGCTTGGGGTGCAGAGGCTGTGGCCGCATGTAAACCAACTAACTCAGCGGCTGACGCCGGTACCATGATAGGTGAACTTTTCAAGGACGGCTTGCCGTCTTTGATTGGCGCACGTACATGGGAAAACCGCACAGCTGCAGCGAAAGCTGCAGGAGATGAATATCTCAATGTGCAGTTCGGGTGGAAGCCCCTCGTTAGTGACATTGATAGTTTTATCAATGGCATGCGTCACATTGGATCGATCCTTGATCAATTCAATCGTGACAGCGGGAGGCTAGTCCGCCGACGTCATACGTTCCCTACTACGTCCAGTTCAAGCGAGTCGAATATTAGCACGGGAGTAACAACTCCTTCGCTATCGACTGATTATCGCTTGAACAGTTGGACCACAGCTGTTAAAACGACGGAGGTCGTTCAACGTAAGTGGTTTTCTGGAGCGTTTACGTACTACGCACCCGAATCCTTTCGAGGATCTGGGATTGTAGATACGATTCTCTCCAGCGCCGATAGATTCGGCCTATCACTTACCCCAGAATTGCTCTGGGAGCTGGCTCCATGGTCCTGGGCCGCCGATTGGTTCACGAATGCTGGAGATGTTATCTCCAATGTGAGTGATTCCCAACGATACGGTCTGGTGATGCCATACGGTTACATGATGGTTAACACCATCACAACTGTAACTGTTGCGCCCAAGAACTGGCAGTTAAAGCCAGCTGGGGCGACTGTGCCACCCTGTACTTTCATTACTGAAAGTAAAGTGCGGCGCAAGGCACACCCCTTTGGATTTGGCGTGACTGACACGAGTTTAGACTCGGGTCAGTTGGCCATCCTAGCGGCTTTGGGATTGTCTCGAAGTCGTTAGGACAGTGATGCACTGTCCAACAACCAGGGGACATTCCAAAGTCCTCTAAAAGGAGCACGCCTAATGGCGCTGACCGATCCACAATCCATTACTATTTCTGGTACCACGACATCCCTTCCCCGAGTTTCATCGGGTGACGGGAATAGTGAATATCAGAGTAGTGATGGACTGATTGAGCTCGTCCTCGCGAACTCCTACGGGAATCGCAACCGACGGGTAATCAGGGTTAACCATTCGAAGTTGACCTCAGATCCGTTTATCCCGGCACAGAATACGAAGGTTTCCATGAGTAATTACATGGTCTTCGATCTGCCGCCAGCTGGATATACGAACGCTGAGGCCCTCGCCGTTTACGTGGGTTTTAAGACCCTGTTCACGGCATCTTCGGATGCTGTCATCACCAAGCTTCTTGGTGGTGAGTCCTAAACGGACTATCCCTAGGCACCTCAATTTTGAGGAAGAACGGGAGTTTTGGAGCAGCCTTGAATGGCTAGCTCGTACTCTCGCGAAATGCCTATGGATACAGTTGGTTGTTACGTGGATCTCACTTCTGGTATTGTTTATACCATTAGTGAAGTGAAGGTAACAGCCGTATGGTTCCTAATGGTACTGCTATGCATATTTATATGGGTAGCAGCCTTTAGGTGTGCCGCAGGGCTCTGCGATCTCATTCTTGAGAATCGCACTCCCTACGACACAGCTGTTATGGCTTAGCCATAACAGCTCCCTGACGGTCCGCATCTATAGGCTAGGACAATGTAAACCTCTATTAGGAGGGACATTTGAAAAGCCTACTGATGCTCTGGAACCGCTTAGCCATTGAAATGGCTAAGCAGATTGGTGCAAGTGCCACCATGGACTGCAAAACAGTCCATCGTCGGTGCGAACATGAGGGGTTGTCGTTTATCACGATAACCCTACCCACGTTTGGTAAAGACCTCGAAAAAGGTCTCGACCAAGGGTGGGTCGATCACAACCTCTTCCAAGGCTTTGCCTGGAAGGGTGGTCTCCCGAAATTTCTTTCGGGTTTCCTTGATCGTGTGTTCGACCGTTCTAGTGGTGTCCTGTTGGATGAGCCCGATGCGTACGCAATTCTTTGCGTCCGTCAGCTTACGCTGATGTTCTCAAAGATCAACCTTCCTTGCAGTGATGCGAGGACGGAGGATGCGTTTCGAGCCTATATCCAATGTGAAAGGGAAATGAAGGAGCTGGATAAGAGCTGGACTGAGGTACAACTTTCTCAGTTCCGCTCGATGTCTATGCTCCTGTTTCGTGAAGCGTTCTCGGATGTTGATAGCAAATGCTATCACGGAACGCTCATTCCGAAACATGGGCCAGGTTCTACGGCGGATGGTCTTCGCGGAAATGCGAAGTACACCCAACGTAGCTGGCCTGCGCGTTTGGAGGAGTACTTTCCTTCAGGAGAGTATCTCTTCCCCTCATGGCATTACGTCCACGAGGACGCGGTTCATTTCCATGAACCCGGTTCTGAGGTGCCTGTTAAGGTCATCTCAGTTCCTAAAACACTAAAGACCCCAAGAATCATCGCCATGGAACCAACTGCCATGCAATATGCACAGCAGGCGGTCCTTGGCGGTCTCCTGGAATCACTCAGAGGAGTTGACTACCTCCGAGAGTTCCTCGGTTTCCGAGATCAGGAGCCTAATCAGCTCATGGCTCGGGAAGGTGCCCAGTATGGGAACCTAGCTACGCTAGATCTTAGCGAAGCTTCCGATAGGGTCTCTAATCAGCTCGTACGAGAGATGACGTATCGTTTTCCTCACTTGCGTGAGGTCCTCGATGCCACTCGCTCTCGGAAGGCTGACGTTCCTGGACATGGCGTAATACGCTTGTCCAAGTTCGCGTCTATGGGTTCAGCTCTATGTTTCCCGATTGAGGCGATGACCTTTTTGGTCGTCATCTTTCTCGGAATACAGAATGAGCTCAGGACATCCCTTGACCGACGGATGATTAAATCATTCGTCGGTAAGGTACGCGTCTACGGGGACGATATTGTTGTCCCCGCAGAATACGCACCAGCCGTCGTAGATTCGCTTGAAAGTTTTGGCTTTCGGGTGAATCAAAGCAAGAGCTTCTGGAACGGTAAGTTCCGGGAGTCTTGCGGTAAGGAATATTACGACCGTTTTGACGTTAGTATAGTCAAAGTTCGGCGTATGTTCCCATCGCGACGGCAGGACGCACAGGAAGTCATCTCATTGGTATCTCTCCGTAACCAGCTTTGGAAGGCTGGCTGGTTTGATACCGTCGAGTGGCTCGACTCGTATATTAGGGGAATTATTCAAAAGTTCCCTATTGTATCCGAGTCTAGTCCTGTGTTGGGTAGGCTCTCTTTTGCCTCAGATGATGAGGCAGAAGTGAGGAATAGTCCAACCCAAATCCCTTTAGTCAAGGGGTACAAGGTGGATTATCGGATTCCTCGTAATAAAATCGAGGGATCCGACGCCCTTCTCAAGTGTTTTCTTCATATGGAAACGGCAGAAATGCCGAATCCAGATGTTGATCACCTTGAGCGTTCTGGACGCCCCCAGTCTGTCCACTTAAAACTGGGGTGGTACCCGAGGTAATTCCACGGGTGGTCCCTTATTTTATAAGGGACTGGAGGAGATCCAACCGGAGATGTCTTTCCGGGAGGGTCGCCCTTCCGGTTCTC